AAAGACCATGCATCAGCATGGGCATTTGTATTTACAAATGAATCAGACGGCACTGGCGAAACTAACGTTAGAAAAGTTAATGCAAACACTTTGATTGCGTCAACTGGTAACGGAAGTTCACAAAGACTGACAGTTAATAAGATTGCTTGGACTATTGCTGGCGCAAACTCTAAAGTAAAATTAATGTGGAGCGGAACAGGCTCAAATACATTTGCAATACTTACGGGCACTGGCACATTTGATTTAGCAACAAATTTAACAACACCGTTTGTAAACACAACAGCAAATACAATTGGTGACATTTACTTGTCTACTTTAGGATTTACTACTGGCGCAACATACACTATTGCTATGGAAGGCAAGAAGACTGCTGGATATACAAGCCGTGAAACTACTGATGATGGTATAAGTCCATAAATATGATTGCTTTTAAAGACTTTATATCTTTGTCTGAAGAACAATTGGACGAAGCTAGACTTGTCAAAGTCAACAGAATCCGTGCTGGAGTTATTCAGCGCAGAAAAGCTGTATCAGCAACACCTGGATATAAAGTTTTAGATGGTAAACTTGTGAGAATGTCTTCACAAGAAAAAATGCATCGTAGAATTGCACAGCGTAAAGCAGCTAGAAAACGTGCGCCAAAACTTGCATTGATTTTACGCAAGAGAACAAGATCACTTAAAAAACGAACATCGGCGGGAATCAAATGAAACTAATTACAGAAATCAATGAGCAAGTAAACATCATTACTGAAGCAAACGAATCTGGTGGTAAAAACTTCTTCATTGAAGGCATCTTCATGCAAGCAGAACAAGAAAACAGAAACAAGAGAATGTATCCGTTAGCAGTTTTGCAAAAAGAAACAAACCGATATGTTGCTGAGTATGTAATGAAAAATCGTGCTTACGGCGAGTTGGGACATCCAGATGGTCCAACAATTAATTTAGAACGTGTTTCTCACATCACTAAAAGTTTACGTCAAGATGGAAATAATTTCATCGGCAAAGCAAAAATTATGGACACTCCATATGGCAATATTGTAAAAAACTTAATGAGTGAGGGTGCAGTAGTTGGTGTGTCAACAAGAGGTCTAGGAAGTCTTGTTGAAGGAAAAAATGGAGTTAAAGTTGTTGGCAATGACTTTTATCTTGCAACTTGTGCAGATATTGTAGCAGACCCTTCAGCACCAGATGCATATGTACGTGGTATTATGGAAAACAAAGCATGGGTTTGGGATAACGGAATCATCAGAGAAGCTGATGTTTCAACACAGAAACAAGTTATTCAAAAGTCTTCACAAAAAGACTTAGAAGAAAACATGATAAAAGTGTTTAAAGATTTCATCTCCAAGTTATAATTTTTTATAAATACATATACTAATAATTTTAAATATCATACAAAGGAGATTGCTATGACAGAACAAGTAAAAGAAGAAGGCATTATCGAAGAAAGTAATTTAGATGTTGAAACAGACATTAACGCTATTTTCTCAGGTGAAAATCTTTCTGAAGAATTCAAAACAAACGCAAAAGTAATATTCGAAGCAGCTATTCACGCTAAGGTAGAAGAAGCAGTTGTTGAATTAGAAGAATATTATGCAACCGAACTGAACAAAGAAGTTGAATCTATCAACGAAAATTTGGTCACAAAAGTTGACGAATATCTTGAGTATGTTGTTACTGAGTGGATGGAAGAAAACAAACTTGCTATTGAAAAGGGCATCAAAGCTGAGTTAGTTGAAGACTTTATGATTGGTCTTAAGAACCTATTCACAGAACACTATGTTGACATTCCAGAAGATAAAGTAGATGTTGTTGAACAATTTGCAGAACAAGTTGAAATACTTGAGTCTGAATTGGACAAAGCAGTTACTGAAGTTTCAAATTTAAATGCGCAAATCAATATCTTCAAGAAAGAACACATTGTTAGCGAAGTTTCAGAAGGTCTTAGCGAAGTTCAATTTGCAAAATTAAAATCTCTTGCAGAAGGAATTGATTTTGTTTCAGAAGAAGACTACAAAGAAAAACTTCTTTTAACAAAAAAGAAATATTTTGATGGATCTACACAAGAGACTGTCAAAAAGTCGGCTTCATTGGACGATGATACAACTTCAATTGAAGAATCATTCACTCCAGTAATGAATCACTATGTACAAAATATTTCTAGATCACTCAAGAAATAAGTTTTTATAAATAAATTAAACAATACTCAAAGGAGAAAAACATGAGCGTAGAAAATCTTTTAAAAAAATGGGCACCAGTTCTTGACCACGGCGATCTAGCTTCAATCAAGGATTCTCATCGTAGAGCAGTAACAGCACAACTTCTTGAGAACCAAGAACGTGCTTGCCGCGAAGACGCACAGGGTTCTGGTGGATATCGTAATCAAACATCGTTGCTTTCTGAAGCCGCACCAGCTAACGCAATGGGCGCATCTTCATCTGATGCATCAACTGGCGCAATCGACATTTATGATCCAGTTTTGATTAGCTTGGTTCGCCGTTCTGCACCAAACTTAATCGCATACGACATTTGCGGTGTTCAGCCAATGACAGGTCCAACAGGCTTGATCTTTGCAATGCGTAGTCGTTTCACGACACAAGGTGGCACTGAAGCGTTGTTCAACGAAGCTAACACTTCATTCTCATCTGTTGCAGGTGGATCATCTCCAGTTGCCGCAGCACACACAGGCGCATCACCAGCTGACTTGTCTGCTGGTACAGAGTACACACGTGGTACAGGTATGCCAACAGCCAATGCTGAAGCATTAGGTGATGGTTCTGGTAACCAATTCCAAGAGATGGCATTCTCCATCGAAAAGATTGCTGTTACTGCAAAGAGCCGTGCTTTGAAAGCAGAATACACAATGGAACTTGCACAAGACTTGAAAGCAGTCCATGGTTTGGATGCTGAACAAGAACTAGCAAACATTCTTTCTACAGAAATCTTAGCTGAAATTAACCGTGAAGTTGTTCGTACTATCAACTTGACAGCTACTGTTGGCGCACAAGAGAACGTTACAACTGCTGGCACATTCAACCTTGACGTTGATGCTAACGGTCGTTGGTCTGTTGAGAAATTCAAAGGCTTGATGTTCCAACTAGAGCGTGAGTCTAACGCAATTGCTAAAGCAACTCGCCGCGGTAAAGGTAACGTGCTTATCTGTTCTTCAGACGTAGCATCTGCATTGCAAATGGCTGGTGTTCTTGATTACACTCCAGCACTTGCATCTAACAACTTACAAGTTGATGACACAGGCAACACATTCGCTGGTGTTCTAAATGGTCGTATCAAGGTTTATATTGATCCATATTTTGCAGCAACATCTGGTGTACACTACGCAACAATCGGTTACAAAGGCACTTCAGCTTTTGATGCTGGTTTGTTCTATTGCCCATACGTTCCATTGCAAATGGTTCGTGCAGTTGGTCAAGACACATTCCAACCAAAAATTGGATTCAAGACACGTTACGGTATGGTTGCAAACCCATTCGCAACATCTGCATCTGACGGTGTATTAGCTTTTGCTAACAAGAACATCTACTATCGTAGAATCGCAATTAGCAACTTGATGTAATTGATTAATCTACCGTAAGAGTAGTACTTTACAGAGCCACCTTCGGGTGGCTTTTTTTTGTCTGCATAAATAGAAGACAAGAGGAGATACAATGGCTACACTAACAACGATACCTGCAAATAGAAGTTTTCTTTCAAACAACAAGTTTGATTTTGTTCTTAGACGAATTCCTAACTTCACATATTTTGTACAAGCTGTAAATCTACCAAGTCTATCTTTACAATCTACTACAGTTAACACACCATTTTCTGCATTAAGTGTTCCAGGAAATCAAATTAGCTTTGGCACACTATCATTGACATTCATTGTAGACGAAGACATGCAATCATGGTACGAATTGTATAGTTGGATATTTAAACTAGGCAATCCAAAAGGATTTGATAAAAGAGGCGGTCTAAAAGATAAAGATAACTTGATTGACAGCGTAACTTCTGACGCAACATTATTCATTAAAACAAATGCAAACAATCCAAATTTTAAAATTGAATTCTATGGTGCATATCCTACCGAATTAGGAGATATGCAGTTTTCATCTGTAGACAATCAAGAGTTTATTACTTCCACAGCAACATTTAACTACACATACTACGAAGCTGAAGCGACAAGCAATTGACATTTACCTTTAAATGTGTTATTATGATGAGTAAGAATATTGATATGGGAATTGAATATGACATTAGACCAAATGATGGAAGAGTGGAGACTAGACGCTACAGTTGACTCCACAGAGTTGGGCATCGCATCTTTAAAGATACCAGAATTACACAGTAAATTTCTTAAAATTTATTTTGACGAAAGACGCAAACTCAAAGCACTTGAGTTTCAAAGCAAAGATTTATCTTTGAAGAAGTATGAGTATTACAATGGAAAACTTTCACAAGAAGAACTTGACGAACTCAATTGGGAGCCTTTCGTTAAGCGTTTGATGAAGAATGAAGTTGACATGTATCTTGACTCTGACAAAGATATTATACACAACAATGTTCGCATAATTAATCAAAAAGAAAAGTTAGCGTTTTTGGAAGAAGTACTTAAAAACATCAACCAACGCAATTTTCAGATTAAAAATGCTATAGAATGGAGGAAGTTTACGCAAGGTGTACAATAAAATTTATATCTCAAAAGTAGATGAAGTCTACGCACATATTGAATGTGAAAACTCTGATGCAATGGAACTTAGTGAATACTTTACGTTTTTTGTTCCAGGATACAAGTTTCATCCATCGTTTCGGAACAAGGTCTGGGACGGAAAAATACGCCTGTTCAATTCTCAGAAAAGACAAATCTATTACGGCTTAATTCCACACTTAGAGAAGTTTGCTAAAGAACGTGACTACACAATTGAATTTGATAAATCAGTAGAAACATATGATGAATTCTCTGTTTCAGAAGCAAAAGACTTTATTGACACTCTAGGCATACCATTTGAAGTTAGAGACTATCAAATAGATGCATTCATTCATGCGGTGCGTAGCAGAAGAAATTTATTAGTATCACCCACAGCATCTGGCAAATCTCTTATCATATATCTCATTGCGAGATATTTGAATTGTAAAACTCTCATCATTGTTCCTACTATTTCACTTGTCGCACAGTTATACAAAGACTTTGAAGACTACGGATTTGAGAGTGATAAATACATACACCAGATCATGTCAGGTGCAAGCAAACAAACTGACTGTCCAATTGTCATATCTACATGGCAGTCAATTTACAAGATGCCAAAAGACTGGTTTGATGAATTTGAATTAGTTGTTGGCGATGAAGCTCATTTGTTTAAAGCAAAGTCGTTGATATCAATTCTAACAAAATTAACAGAGTGCAAATATAGATTTGGTTTGACAGGTACATTAGATGGAACACAAACACACCGATTAGTTTTAGAAGGTTTGTTTGGTAAAGTCAAACAGATTACAACAACAAAAGAATTGATTGACTCTGGAAGATTATCAAAGTTTAGAATCAAAGCGTTAGTTCTTAAGCATAACGAAGAATCATGCAAACTAGGTAAGAATTTTAAATATCAAGATGAGATAAATTATATTATAGGTAAACCTTCACGTAATAGATTCATTAAAAATCTAGCTCTGAGTCTAGAAGGCAATACTCTTCTACTGTATCAGTTTGTTGACAAACACGGTAAAGTATTGTATAATATGATTAAAGATGCAGTAGAAGAAAATAGACCCGTATTCTTTATTCATGGCGCTGTTGGAGTAGATGAACGAGAAGAAGTTCGTAGAATTACTGAGAATGAAGAAAATGCAATCATCGTAGCATCATACGGAACATTCTCTACTGGCATTAATATTCGTAATCTACACAATGTTATTTTTGCTTCACCGAGTAAAAGTAAGATTAGAACACTACAGTCTATTGGCAGAGGATTGCGTTTGGGAGATAATAAGAAAGAAGCTATTCTGTATGACATATCGGATGACATGACGCACAAGAGTAGAAAGAATTTTACATTAGAACATTTTATTGAACGTATGAAAATTTACAACGATGAAAAGTTTGAATATAAAATTTACACGTTAAATTTAAAGGAATAATAATGCTTTGCAAAGTACTGAAATTAACAAACGGTGATACTCTCATTGGAAATATTGTTGAAGAAAGTAGAAGCTATATTGAAGTTCATCGTCCCATGAAAGTTAATATTGTTCTTAAAAATTCTGATGACGATACTTTCAGTTTGTCTATGATGAAGTGGGATCTACTTACAAATTTTGATTTGCCTTCTAGAATATTTAAACAAAGTATTGTTTCGGTATCTGAAGCAACATCAGAAATCATAAGATTCTATGGTGAAGCATATGAAGAATTTGAATCAAGTGAAGAAGATGTGATAGAAATTCAATCAGCCGATAGAATGTCTGAAATCAAAGAAGAGATTGATAGACTAAGGGCATCGTTGCCTTCATCTAATAATCATATATTACATTAAGTCTTTATCAAAGGGAACACAGTGATAATAACTCATTGTCAAGTGTTTGTCAACTAATTGAGGTGAAACATGAGCATTACTACCAGTACCGATAAAACAGCAAAAGTAAAACATTACGTAAACAATGAACATTTCCTACAAGAGATGGTTGTTTTTCGTGCATCGGTTCAAGAAGCAAAAACAATAAATGAAGAACGTCCAAGAGTACCCGAATACATTGGAGAATGCTTGTTTAAGATTGCCACGCACTTGGCACGAAAGCCAAACTTTGCAAACTACACATTCAAAGAAGATATGGTATCTGACGGCATTGAAAACTGTCTACTGTACATTGACAACTTTGATCCAGAGAAGTCTAAGAATCCATTTGCATACTTTACACAAATCATCTACTATGCATTCTTGCGTAGAATCCAAAAAGAGAAAAAACATTTGTACATCAAGTACAAGAGCATGGACAATCTAATCATCACATCACTCATTGAAAATAATGGTGAAGACTATGTTTCTTCAAGTCTAAACGGAGTAATGCACGACTCATACAGTGAAGAATTCATTAGTGACTTTATCAAAGCATTTGAAGTGAATAAAGAGAAAAAGATTGCAAGCGCAAAGCCTAGAAAGAAAAAAGCAGAAACTATATTTGATGAATTTCTGGAGAACGATAATGCAGACACCAATACCAGCCCAACTTGAATACTGGATAAAGATTGTCAACGACAAAAAATCACCACAAAATCTTAAGGATGCTGCCGTGTTGCATTTGACTGAGATCCGTGCTATAATTGACAAGTCATTAGGTTCAACAATGAAGAAGCAGGGGCAACGAAAGTATGAGAATATGTCTATTAGGTGATACTCACCTCGGTGTCAGAAATGACTCCAAAACGTTTCATGCTTACTATGAAAAATTTTATAATGAAACATTCTTTCCAGAATTAGCAGACCGTGGTGTAAGAACAATCATTCAGCTTGGCGATTTATTTGACAGACGAAAGTATATTAACTTTCATTCGTTGATGGAAAGCCGCAGGTATTTCTTTGACAGATGTGTTGAAGAAGGCATTACCGTTCACGCATTGATTGGCAATCACGATATTTTTTGGAAAGAAAGTCTAGAAATTAATTCTCCAGACTTGTTGTTGAGAGACTATCACAATGTTGTGCTTTGGCAGAAACCCGGCACTCTAGAAGTTGATGGAATTAAAATTGATATGGTACCATGGATTTGCAAAAGCAATGAAACAGAAGTATTTGAGTTTATCAGGAACAGCACCTCATCAATGTGTATGGGACATTTTGAGCTTTCAGGATTTCCATTGTCTAGAGGTGTAGATAGCCATGATGGAATTGACTATAAGTTTTTAAGCAACTATAATAGAGTGTTCAGCGGACACTATCACACGTTTTCCGAACATGATAGCATCACGTATGTGGGAACTCCATATGAACTCTTTTGGTCAGACTATCAAGATCAAAAGAAATTTGCTGTTCTAGATACCGAGAGCATGAAAGTTGAATACATAAACAATCCTCACAGAATGTTTTATAAAGTTAACTATGATGATAATGGCACTGACAAGCTGAAGATTGAGGATTTAAAGATTATGGATTTCTCTAAGTATGCAAATGCTTATGTGAAAGTTATTGTTGTGAATAAACAAGACCCATACTTATTTGAAAAACTTGTTGATGAAATATATAAAGTAGGTCCAGTTGATGTTACAATTGTTGAAGACTTTACAGAATTTAGTGAAACAGAAGATGAAGACATTGTTAATCAAGCTGAAGACACCATATCTATTCTTTCTAAATTTATTGATGCACAAAGTTTGAGTATCAATGATCCTAACAAATTGAAAACCCTGATGCGTGAACTCTATGTTGAGGCACTATCCACAGAAAACATATAATGATTATTTTTCGCAATTTAAGATGGAAAAACTTTCTAAGTACCGGCAATTTCTTTTCTGAAATCAATTTAGATGGCAACAACACCACGTTGATTGTTGGATCTAATGGTTCAGGCAAGTCTACAATGCTTGATGCATTGTGCTTTGTTCTGTTTGGTAAACCATTTCGTAATATCAACAAAGGACAACTTGTCAATACAATCAATCAGAAAGATTGTGCTGTTGAAATTGAATTTGACACAGGTAACAAGTCATATAAAATTGTGCGTAGCATTAAGCCAAACTTATTTGAGATTTACTGTAATGGACACCTAATTAATCAAGATGCAGCAGTTAAAGACTATCAAGAACATCTAGAGAAATTCATTCTCAAACTCAACTACAAATCGTTTACCCAAATTGTTCTGTTGGGTTCAGCATCATTCACACCATTTATGCAGTTGTCTGCAAGCGATAGGCGTTCTATCATTGAAGACTTGTTGGACATTCAAATCTTCTCACGTATGAATGGTGTTCTTAAAGATAAGTTTTTGCTATTGAAAGAAAAACATTCTCAGACAAAGTATGCGGTTGATTTAAAGGGTGAGAAGATTCAATATCAAATTCAATTTATAGATTCATTAAAGAAAAGTAATGCAGCACAGCTTTCGTCTAAACAACAAGACATTGCAAACATTCAACATTTAGTTGCAGTGAGTGAAACTAACTGCACAACATTACATCAAAGTTTGTCTGATCTATGTATACAGATTTCAGACAAAGATAAAGTTGATGGAAAGATAACAAAATTTTCAGGCGTCAAACTTAGTTTAGGCAAAACACTCAAGAAAGTTAATACTGATATTTCATTCTATCACGATAACAATGATTGCCCAACATGTAAACAGACAATTGGTGATGAATACAAATTACATATTATTGAAGAGCGAACTAAAAAACTTGAAGAAGTTAATGATGCATTGAAAAAGATTGATACCGAGATTGTCACGCTCAATGTTAGATGTGATGAAATTGGAAAAATTGCAGAACAAATTCAAACATTAAATTCACAATTGACGTTTGAACAAAGTGAGATTAAAGCCAATCGTAGATACATTGAAAGCGTTGAAAAAGAAATTAAAAGATTGTCGCTAGTCAAAGATGACTTGCAAACGGAACAAACAAAACTTGAATCAATGAATCAAGAACTTGCCGAATTGGAATCTGAGATTAAAATCATCTCTGAAGAACGTTTATATTATGAAGTCGCAACAAATTTACTGAAAGACACAGGTATCAAAACGAAAATTATTCGTCAATACATACCAGTCATCAATAAGCTAGTTAACAAGTATCTTGCAGCATTAGAGTTTTTTGTAAACTTCAATCTTGATGAATCCTTCAAAGAAACAATTAAGTCTCGCCATCGTGATGATTTCACGTATGCATCATTCAGCGAAGGTGAAAAGCAACGTATTGATATGGCATTGATGTTGACTTGGCGTGCTGTTGCCAAATTAAAGAACTCTGCAAGCACAAACATATTGATTCTTGATGAAATTTTTGATTCATCATTAGACACAAATGGCACAGAAGACTTGATGAAGATTCTAAACATGCTTGAAGGTTCTAATCTGTTTGTTATATCCCACAAGGGTGATATTCTACAAGACAAATTTGCCAATGTGATTCGGTTTGAGAAGGTCAATAATTTTTCAAGGATAACAAAATGATTGAATTGAATTTAGTTCCAGAAACATCATCCGTTCTTTTGCAAGAATGCAAAGAGTTTGATTTTGATAACCCAGCATTTGATCCGAAAGAGTTTGTACAAGCATTACACGACAAGATGATTAAGAGTGATGGACTTGGATTGTCAGCAAATCAAGTCGGACAACCATATCGCGTTTTTGTTATGAGAACTGGTGAGAAACCATACGCAGTGTTCAATCCAAGAGTAGTTGATGTATCAGACAAAGAACTTTCAATGAAAGAGGGATGTCTAAGTTTTCCTTTGTTGTATTTAAATGTCAAACGTCCAGACTCGGTACGCATTCGTTTTCAAGATGAAACTGGCGAAACACGAACTGAAAAGTTTAATGGCATGACTGCACGAATTGTATTGCATGAATTTGACCATATGCTTGGAAAAGTGTATACTCAGAAAGCATCAGCATTTGAAACACAAAGAGCAATGCGTAAACGCACAATTTTAAAACGTAAGGCAAAAAGAATCTAATATCCAAAAGGAGTTTAGCATGAGTGCAGAAGAAGATAAATTTAAAAAATCTAAACGAATTCTTAAAGACGAAAATGCAATACGAAAACAAATGAAAATTGCTAAGGCACACAATGTACCGGTTAAGTCTCCTCATCAATTAGCTAAAAAACATGCATTAGATTGTGGAAACCCCAATTGTGTAATGTGTGCAAATCCTAGAAAAGTGTGGAAAGAAAAAACGATTCAAGAAAAACGTTTTGAACAGACTGAAAAATACAAAGACGAAAATGATTAAAGAAAAATATCTTGGTGCATACATGAAAACTGCAAGAGTCTTTGCCGAATTGAGCACCGCTAAACGCAAACAAGTTGGTGCTGTTGTTGTTAAAGATGATCGTATCATCTCAATCGGTTACAATGGTATGCCAAGTGGATGGGATAACAACTGTGAAGATGAGATTAGTTATCCTGATGCACACGGTGTTACATTAAAAACCAAACCCGAAGTTCTCCACGCAGAAATGAATTCTCTCTCAAAACTTGCTAAGTCTACCGAAAGTGGTGATGGTGCTTCTATGTTCATCACTTGTGCACCATGCATAGAGTGTGCTAAAATGATATTTCAGAGCGGGATCAAAGAAGTCTTCTATGGTGAAGATTACCGTGACGATGTTGGTATTCTTTTCCTAAATAAATGCGGCATAACTGTAAAACAAATATGAGTGTAGACACAATGAAAAAAACACAAATTGGAGAATCATCTCAGTATCAAAATTTGATTGGTGAGAAAAAAGTAACTGATAAACCCCTTTCTCTTTTAGATCACATGAATTTAGATGAAGATGAGAAAGAAAAATATACAGACAAGGGTGAAAAAGAATGGAAAAAACTCTGGAAAGGTATGCCTGAGTTTGAACAAGAAGATAATCCAACTTATAAAACAATCTATGTGCATTTCAGAACTGAATCAGATTACAAAGAATTTGCTAAATTAGTCAACCAAAATCTTTCAAACAAGACAAAGAGCATCTGGCATCCAGCACTTGACAGAACACAGAACTCCCTTCTCAGATGGGTAGTTGATGATTCAGAATGAATTCTTGACAGAAAAGCCGTTAATTCTTTTCAATAAATTTCTAAATGATTATGGAAATATTTTTGATATTGACAATGACGAAGCTAAAAGAATGTTGCGAGATGATTCTCTTTTTCGTAGACTGACTTCTGAATGGTATGAAAAACTAGAGCAGAACAATTTAGATGATGCATTTAAATTATACGATGATGAATACTATTTTGTAGATATTTTCAATTGCTACAGAACATACAGTAGAAATTATATTAAACGATTGCTGAAGCCATCAATGGCAAACGGCGAATCTGTTTATGATTTGCTTAAAACTTCTACATCATTTGTTGACATTGGCTGTGGAATCAGTTATAGTACATGTGCGCTGAAGATTCTTTTGCCTAACACAAAAGCATATGGCATCAATTTGAAAAACACTAAACAATGGAAGTTATGTGAAGTCATGGCAAAAAGACACGATTTCAATCTGATTGAAAGTGTCCATGAAATTGGACACAATGTAGATTTTGTTTTTGCATCTGAATACTTTGAACACATTCAGAATCCAACAAAACACATAAAAGAAATAATTGACACAATATCACCAAAGTATTTTATTATTGCAAACGCATTCAATACACATTCAATTGGTCACTTTAAAACGTATGAATACGAAAATAAAATTGTAGACCAGTCAAAAATTTCTGCTATATTCAATAATTTCTTAGTTGAGAATGAATACAAAAAAGTGTTATGCAAAATGTGGAATAACAAACCAACAATATGGAGTAGAGTGAATGCATAATCCTGAACATCCAGTTTATATTATATCAAAGGGTCGCTCTGACTCAATGATTACTTCAAAGTCACTTTCAAGAATGAAGGTGCCTCATTATATCGTTATTGAACCTCAAGACGAAAAGCTGTATGAAGTTGCACTAGACGCATTCAATATTAGGCAATGGGTTACATTGATTGTTGCACCATTTTCAAATCACGGTGACGGTCCTGGTCGTGCGAGAAACTATGCTTGGGACCATTCAATATCTATTGGTGCAGAAAAACATTGGGTGATGGACGATAACATTTCAGACTTCTATAGATTACATAAGAATCAAAGAATTCGTGTTGAATCTGGTATACTCTTCTATATCTGCGAACAGTTTATTGATAGATTTGAAAACGTTCCCGTGTCTGGTTTGCAATATAGATTCTTCATTGCACCAAATCAGAAGTATCCACCATTTGTGAAAAATACTAGAATTTATTCGTGTCTTTTGATTGACAATGCTTGCAAACATCGTTGGCGTGGTCGCTACAATGAAGACACAATTCTAAGTCTTGACGTTCTTAAAGATGGTGATTGCACAATTCAATTCAATGTATTCATGCAGGGTTAAGCAGCAACACA